AACTTTCAAGATTTAAAAGAGTGGTGTGGTTTAGAATTAAAAGAAGAGGACTCAAAAAAACCTTGGTACTGGATACTTAGAAGAAACTTTAAACCAAGACAGGTAAGACAATTTATTAGATTACTTAGAACTTATGGACAAAAAGAATTAGATAAGGATCCACTAATTACCATAGATACAATACACAGTGTTAAAGGTGGAGAAGCAAATCATGTAGTGCTTTATAGTAAAGGTAATTATCCATCAGATTACGATAATAAAAACAAACAAGAAAAAAGTGATGAGCGTAAGGTATGGTATACCGGTGCTACCAGAGCAAGAAAAACTTTACATTTACTTCGAACTGACTATAAGTATAGTTATCCAATTGGATCTGATTATTTAATTTATGTGCAGGAGAAGAATGACAAATAAAGCAATGTTCGATGAAGCTAAAGATGCTGATGAAAAACAAATTGGAGGGAATCACTACCGTAGTTTTTTGATTCAACCTTGGACTTTTATAAGAAAAAATGGTCTTAATCCTTTTCAAGCAAATGTAATTAAATATGTGTGTAGATATTTATTTAAGGGTAAAACAATAGAAGATATTAATAAGATAATTCATTACTGTGAATTAGAGAAGCAACACTTAAAAGATGAAAAAAGAAAAAAGTAAATGCCAAGTTCAAGAACAATAAAAAAAGAAATTAAAGTTGATGGGGTAGGGTTCACCCTTGAGATATATCCTGCAAGAGAGGGGTGTTCTGGTACTGAAGGTCCTTACTGGGAAATATTTCCAGAGAATTACCATGCAGCATTGTTTGCATTTAGTAATAAAGATAAGTTAAATAAGTTAATCGAACAAAAATTTATTAATGATAAAGTGCAAGAACTGCAATAAGAAAGAAGAAACATATGAACGGACTACAATTAACACTAACATTCAAAAAATCAATGTGGAATACACCAAGTGAATATAAAGATTTATCTGGTGCCAAAGAAATAGCTATCGACTTAGAGACAAGAGACGATGGCATTAATAATAAACTTGGAGCTGGTTGGGCTTTAGGTAAAGGTGAGATTGTAGGTTTTGCAGTAGCAGTAGATGGTTGGAAGGGATACTTTCCATTTAATCATTTAGGTGGTGGCAATATGATACCAGAACAAGTTAAACAATACATGAAAGATGTATGTGCTTTACCTTGTAAAAAAATATTTCATAATGCTCAGTACGATGTAGGTTGGTTACAAGCATCCGGTATAGAGGTTAAAGGAGAGATCATAGACACTATGATTGCAGCTGCACTCATAGACGAAAACAGATTTAGTTTTTCATTGAATGCGTTGTCAGTAGATTATCTTGGAGAAATAAAAGCAGAGACAGAATTAAGAGAAGCTGCAGCAGATCATGGCGTAGACCCTAAAGCAGAGATGTGGAAATTACCTGCAGAGCATGTTGGTTATTATGCAGAGCAAGATGCAGAACTAACTTTAAAACTTTGGAAAAGATTTGAACAAGAAATTAAAATGCAAAGTTTAACTACGGTCTGGGAAATGGAGATGCAATTGCTTCCAATCCTAATAAAGATGCGTCAACGAGGAGTGAGAGTCCAAGTGGAAAAAGCTGAAGCATTACGAAAAGAAATGATGCACCAAGAAAAAGGAATACTACGGGATATACAGAAAGAAACAGGAGTAGAAATAGATATCTGGGCACCCCGCCAGATTGCCAAAGCTTTTGACAAATTGAAGCTAGATTACCCACGAACCGAAAAAACAAAGGAACCATCGTTTACACAAAATTGGTTGATTAATAATAAAAACAAAATAGCACAATTAATTGTAAGTGCAAGAGAGATCAATAAATTTCATGGAACTTTTTTATCTTCTATTATGAAGTACCAGGTCAACGGTAGAATTCATGGAGAGATTCAACAACTTAGATCAGATACTGGAGGTACTGTATCAGGCAGACTCAGTATGTCTAATCCAAACCTACAACAAATACCTGCCAGAAATAAAGAGTTTGGTCCTAAGATTAGAGGGTTGTTTATACCGGAGGAAGGCTACCAATGGGGTAGCTTTGATTATTCACAACAAGAACCAAGAATGACGGTTCACTATGCATCGGCTTTAGGTTATGAAGGGTCTGAAGAATTGATGGCAGCTTATAAAGATTCTAGCGCAGATTTTCATCAAACGATTGCAGACTTAGTTGGTATTGAAAGAACTCAAGCTAAAACGATTGGACTAGGATTAATGTATGGGATGGGTAAAAATAAATTAGCTAATTCTTTAGGGGTAACAAAAGAAGAGGCCGATGAATTGATTGTGAAATATAATAGGAAGGTACCTTTTGTTAAAAAACTATCTGATCGATGTATGCTTAAAGCTGCTAATGATGGTGTGATTAGAACTAAGAAGGGTAGAAAATGTAGATTTGATATGTGGGAAACTAAAGACTTTGGCCTACATATTGCAGAAAAATATGAGAATGCAGTAGCTAAATATGGAGCAAACAATATTAAAAGAGCATATACTTATAAAGCTTTGAACAGATTAATCCAAGGATCTTCAGCTGACCAAACAAAACAAGCTATGTTGGATTGTGTTGAGGCAGGTCACTTACCAATGTTACAGATACATGATGAATTATGTTTTAATGTAAGAGATGAGGAACATGCTAAAGAAATAAAAAATATAATGGAAAGTACAATTGAATTTGATGTACCGTCTGTTGTTGAATATGGTCTTGGAAAGAGTTGGGGTGATGCTAAATAATAGAAACACGGCTCACGGTAACCAGGATCTAATAGGTTATGCAGCAGGTTTGTTTGATGCAGATGGTAGCGTTAACTATGCACAATACAAATGTAATAAACCAAACGGTAAAACTTATTTAAAATGGAATGTCGCTATGGAAGTTGCGCAGAACGATTTAAATTCTATTAAAAATTTTTATGATATTGTTAAGGTAGGTAGTATTCATTACAAAGGTATTGGTAAAGGAAGTTTAGCAAAGATACCTCAGTGGAGATGGAGATGCTCTCATCGAAATGCATTCCATCTTGCAAAATTATTTATACCTTATGCAGTTTGTAAAAAAGAAAAATTATTAAAGATTATAAATCATTACGAGTTTGGAAAGCCGACAGAACCCCTAGGAAAAAGATAAACTTTTTTAACTACAATAAAAACTTAAGCTGTTGCTTGTAAGTTTTCTTGTACGTCCTGATATTTAATTTCGTTTCTTGTAGACTTAATATCAGATTCAATTTTAGTCATCCCAGTATGAACACCACCATGGGTCATTAACTCAGACGACCACTTATTTTCAAGTTCTTGAAGTTTTTTCAACAACTCTATTTTTTTAGGACTCATTTTTAAGTTCCTCATAAGTTATGTGAACCCTTTTGTTTCCCGTGAAACCATCTTCGACAATTTCAAGTTTACCTTGGTCCACTAGTTCAGACACCTTAAGTATTGCTTCTTTGCTATCGGTAGCTTCGACTACATGGTCTAAGCTTTGTCCTCCCATAGCAGCCCTTATACGATAAGCTGTCATAAGATATTATAAGATATTTCGAAAGAATGGTCAACATTATAACCTTCACTGTCAATAGCTATACAATGTATGCTATATTGGGCCATAGAGCCCCCTATTTCTTTGATTTGTCGTTTCATGGTCATTCCTATATGTTTTCCTTTAGAACGACATCCTGGGCCATCTGAGAGGTTATCTACTATATTTTGTGAGCATTTAGTAGCCCCATCCGGCATATTCAAACAAAATGAATATAATAATATAAATTTTAAAATCATTCTAAATTGTGTTAGTACCTTGGCACACAAATCGTGGACCAAGACGATACTTCTCTATATCTTCTGGTGGGAAAAATTCAATAACTTTTTTTGTAGTATCTAATCCTGTAATTNTNCANTCTNTCCAGGTATCNAANNTTTTAGGGTATTGAGTATCGGGTAAACAACTACCATCAATATAAGCGCAGACTGTATATATTAAAATAAATTTCATAATTAATTTGACATTTGTTTTTATCCCATATATTTAAGATGACATGAAACAAAAAAGTAA